GGCTCGTTCTACGGTGGTAACGTGGTTGGCTCCCAGATTACTGGTGGTGTTGACCTAGATTACGCTGGTGTTGGTCTCGCTGGCGGACCTTATAACCTTAATGCAGGTTATTCGTCTCCGACTGGTTCGGGCGCAGCGGACGGCCTTACGCTTACTCCAGCCGCAGGACCTTATGGCATCTTCGGAACTCAGGAAAGTTCCGGCTCTGTTCTTAATAAGGCTGCGGGATGGGATCCGGATTTCGTTTCTGGTTCTACTTGCNTTGCAGTCGTCACAGTGTTGAAGTCGGGTCTTGATCAGGTCAACATCGATGGACCACAGGCGTTTAACGTTTCGTGTTCTCTCGGAAATGGTATCCTGAAGACTGGTGCTACCACTGGTACTGCCGGCTCTGCCGTCGCGACTGCGCGACTCATTCGTCGTCATACTGAAATCGTTAGTGGCTCTGGTACTCCCCGCCTGAAGCTTGTCTTCGCAAGTACGGGTAGTGATGGCGCTTGCCCCAATCTTCCCAAGGAGCTTTCGGACTTTGTTGTCGGCGCTCTTACGGCTAGTTGGAACACCGTTTCGTGGGCACAGACTGATGATCTTACATCGGGCGGTGCTCTTGGTTCGATTGTTGGTCAGACTGAGTGGGGACTTGAAAACCAGCAGAACATCCCCGAGATCGACATTAAGGTCGATTCCGTGGCTATCACTGCGGTTACCAAGAAGCTCAAGGCTAAGTGGACGCCAGAGTTGGGACAGGACTTAAACGCCTATCACAACCTTGATGCTGAAGTCGAGCTTACCAGCATTCTCTCTGAGCAGATTGCTCTTGAGATTGATCGCGAGATCCTTGCGGACCTCGTTACTGGTGCTACTGCAGCCACTTATTACTGGTCCCGTTCTCCCGGTCTCTTCGTGAACCGCGAGACTGGCGCCGAAATTGGTGCAAGCTCTGCGGCTCCCGACTTCACAGGTACTGTCAGTGAGTGGTACGAGACTCTTGCAGAGACCATCAATGATGTGTCCGCGCAGATTCATCGTAAGACTCTCAGAGGGGGTGCTAACTTCGTCGTGTGTTCGCCTGAAGTTGCAAACCTTCTTGAGTTCACCGCTGGGTTCCGTGCAAGCGTTACCGCTGACGATGAGACTGGATCGATTGGTGCTGTCAAGGTTGGCTCGCTGAGTAAGAAGTTCGACGTTATCGTCGATCCTTACTTCCTCCGCAATGTCCTCCTTGTCGGTCGTCGTGGTTCCAGCTTCCTTGAGAGTGGGTATGTATACGCACCTTATGTGCCGCTGCAGACCACCCCCACCATCTTTGGCCCTGAAGACTTCGTGCCCCGCAAGGGCGTGATGACTCGTTACGCCAAGAAGATGGTTCGTCCTGACTTGTACGGTCTTGTTATCGTGCAGGGTCTTCTCGGACAGTCCGGCGCTTGAGTCGATAGTTAAATAACTAACTGCAAACTCCCCCCGCTTCGGCGGGGGGTTTTTGTTTGGGGATATAGTTGTCGATGAGATAATTTAAAAAGAAGGTTTAACATTAATTTTACTATTTACTGGTAGAAAACCAATTTCGTTTTCGTAAAGTAATAACTATTTATTAAGACATTTGTAATAAGGAGAAGCAAAATGAACCCAAGAAGAAGATTGTGGCTAAAGAACCGCCACAGAAGAGAGGCTGCAGCCGCGGCTGCCGCGACTCCCGTTGTGGAAGAGGCTACTGTTCCCGTGGTCACCGAAGAGGTGGTGAAAGAAAAGGCAAAGAAAAGGCCGCTTCGCAAGAGTGTTTCCAAAAAAACCAAGAAAGAAGATTAAAAAGTATTTTATAAGCTGCTATTTAGAACCCCTTCCGGTTTCGGTGGGGGTTTTCTATTAAAGAAAACTATTTAAAATAGATTTAAGGAATTTTACTTCATGCCTCAAGAATTAGCTCCAATATCCCGAACTAGTACAATTGTGCTTACATCTACTGGAAGTGCTGGCAAGGTTGCAGCCGGCGTTCCTTTTGGTATGTACACCGGCTCGCAGGCGTTTTTAACTGGTGCCGCTACGCAGGTAGATTATGTATACAAAAAACTTGGCGGCGATGTTGTAGATATCGAGCTTACGCCGGCAAACGTTTATGCCGCCTACGAAGAGGCGGTCTTAGAGTATTCTTATATTGTCAACCTTCATCAAGGAAAGAATGTCTTAGCCGCCTCTTTGGGGGCCGCCACTGGAACGTTTGATCATCTGGGCAATCTTATCGTTGGAGATTCTTTGAGCGGATCTAACGTTGAGCTTCGATATCCCAAATTTCAATATGCTCAGGCTCGAAAGATTGGCGATGCAGTATCGACAGCCGCCGGCTTCGGCGGCACTGAGCGCATCTATTCGGCATCTTTCTCGCCGGGTACTGACCAACAAGATTATGACCTTCAGACCATTATCGAAGCCGCGTCTTCAACTGGAACCGATGATGCCGGCCGCCCCGTGGACTTTAGCGCCGCGGTGGAGAATAAGAGAGTCATTATTACGCGCGTGTATTACAGATCGCCACGCGCCATGTGGCGATTCTATGGCTATTACGGCGGCGTAGGAGTGGTCGGCAACTATTCGACATATGGGCAATTCTCTGATGATTCTACATTCGAGATCATTCCAACATGGCAGAACAAGATGCAAGCAATTATGTATGAAGACTCGCTTTATACTAGAACTTCTCACTATTCGTATGAGATTAAAGACAATTTCCTCCGACTCTATCCTATGCCAAGTTATTGGGGCTTGGGACCGCTGGATCGTATTTGGGTTGATTTCTTTGTAGATCTGATTAATCCATGGGACACTAACGATAGATACGAAGATGGAGTACTCGGTATCAATAACGTTAACACGCTCCCATTTGATAATATACCTTATGGAAACATCAACTCTATGGGCAAACAATGGATTAGAAAATATGCGTTAGCATTGTGTAAAGAAATGTTGGGACAAATTCGAGGCAAATTTACGACAATGCCGATTCCTGGTGAAAGCGTGACCTTGAATCATTCCGAACTGCTTTCTCAGGCGAAAGAAGAACAGGAATCATTACGTGAGAAATTGAAGGAAATTCTTGATGGCATTACATATCAGGAGTTGGTGAAGAAGGATGCGGAAATGACCGAAGCTGCTGAGACCGCATTTAAGGGCTCGCCACTACCTATATTTGTAGGATAACATGATTAATGTCAGATAACGAATGGAAAAGACCGCCTGCTCCCCCTCCCCCTCTCTTCTTCGGAGAGAAGGAAAGAGATTTAGTTAAGCAGGTTAATGACGAATTAATCGAAAAAATTATTGGTCAACAAATTTTGTATTATCCTATTGATCTGGAAACTACGAACTTTCATCCATTATATGGCGAAGCCATTGAAAAGACTTTTTTGCCTCCCGTTCGCGTGTATGCTCTCGTTGAGTTTACAGATTTTTCAACGGATTATCTTGAGAGTGCTGGCGTAGATAAAACGTGGGAAATCAATATTCATTTTCATAAAAGACGTTTAGAAGAAGACCAGAATATGTATGTCAGAGAAGGAGACTTTGTGTTGTACGGCGCCTATTATTACGAGATAGTGAAGCTCTCAGAGCAAAAGAAGTTGTTCGGACAAGTGCAGCACGGATTTGAAATTTCGGCTCGTTGTAGGCGCGCGAGAAAGGGGATGTTCGATGCTACCTGATAATTTTGACTTTGCCTTGATCCCGCCCGGCGTTGATCTACAACTGTCTGAAATTGGCATGCTGGCTTCTGATATCGAAAACATTGATGCTGCCATCATGGGGTGGATTAAGGATGATTTAAAGTTAAGCGCCATCACCAATGAAGGATTTAAAGAGGTTCCTCTACTGTGGCAGGCGCCAGAAAGAGCTTATCAAGTTAAACACAACAAGAGTCTTAGAGATGATGGAGGCGCCTTTAAGTTGCCCATACTCAGCCTTGAGAGAACTGGCATAGTCAAAGATCCCGCACGAAAGGGCGGTTTTCAAGCGCAGGTTTACTCAGATAAGCACGATGGACGCACGGGCCGCATGGTTCTTGCTAGGAAGATTGTCGAGGATAAAACGAGAAACTTCGCNGTTGCAGCCGGAACACGCACAAACACTTCAGGGTCTCTTCAACAGTGGTCTCCGAGAGTAAACAAGAGAATAGTGGTTAAAACATTGAGTATTCCGATTCCGATTTATGTTAATGTGGACTATAAGATCGTCATCAAGACCGAATACCAACAGCAAATGAATGATTTGATTGCGCCATTTATGACAAGAACTGGCCAAATTAATGCTTTCATAATGCGTAGAAATGGACACTTGTACGAGGGTTTTATAGATCAAGGCTTTACTCATAACAACAATATAGCTAATTTGGGGGAAGATACGCGCCTTTTCACTTCTGAGATTACAATTAGGGTTTTGGGTTATCTTATTGGTGAAGGGACCAATGACGATAGAAATATTGTGCGCGTAGACGAGAATGTGATAGAATACATGTTTCCGCAAGAAGGGCTTGTGATAGAAGATGAAGAGGGATTTTACAAATTCACTTCCTGAACTCAAAGTTTTATTTTATTGGAGTTCCTGAAGACTTTTGAAATCCAAAATACTATTTAAAGTATGATTGCCTGCTCAATTAAGCCTATTTTTTAGAAGAGGAACCTAATATGCCCATAAGTAATTTTAAATTTGTATCTCCTGGGGTGTTTATCAACGAAATTGATAACTCCGAAATCCCCCAGCAGCCGNATGCGATTGGACCCGTAGTNATNGGNCGCTCCCGAAAAGGGCTCGCGATGCAGCCTATTGTCGTAGAGTCGTATTCTGATTTTGTGGGAGCTTTTGGCACATCTGTCCCGGGAAATGGGGGTGGCGATATCTGGAGAGACGGAAATCTCCAGTCTCCGATGTATGGAACATACGCGGCAAAAGCCTTTTTGGCCTCTAGTGTCGCACCGGTCACGTATATGCGCCTTTTGGGTCAGGAAACGTCAGCTGGTGGTACAGCCGGCGGCAATGCTGGTGCAGGATGGAAGACGACAAACCTTATGGGGAACCTTGGTATTTCAACAGCAACGGCTGGAGGTGCCTACGGATTGTGGGTTTTCCCTTCCGGAAGTAGTAACGATCTTACTCAGCCTCCGCAGTCAGTTACTCCTGGTTCGCCCGGCGGTACTATTGGCGCGGATGCAGAGCTTGCTAGCGCTGGCATTCTTGCTGCAATTTTTTATATGAATTCGGGCTCTCTTGAGCTTACCGGCGCGATGCGCCAAGGCAACGATGCGACTTTCGGCTTGACTTATGGCCGCGGCACATGTCAGTGTATTGGTTCGGATGCTAACGGCATCTTTACGGCTATTTATACCGACAGTTCAGAGGTGGAGCATAAGGTTAAGTTCGGATTTGACGATTCGGCAGAGACGTTTATTCGTAAGCGGTTTAATACTAACCCGCAACTCCTGAACGCTTCAGGAACCTTTTATCCCACATCGGATGCAATTGTTTTGGGAGAAAGTTTTGAGGGGAACGTTCGCAATTATATGGTGAGCGGCTCTTCGCTGACGAGTCAGGCCATGCAGGGTGTTATTTATGGAGTGCAGCTAAGCGGCTCTACAACAACTGTGGCGGATGTTAAGCAAGCTTCGAGAGAGGCTGTCGCTGGTTGGTTTATCGGACAGGATCTGTCCGGCGACCCTGGCTCTTACAAGCCCGCAGGTATGACGAAGCTGTTCCGACTTAAGGGCCGCGGCCATGGTGAGTGGCTGAATAGGAATTTGAAAGTATCTATTGAAAAGATTAGACGGTCTACTACGACAACTAGCGATTATGGAACATTCTCGGTGGTTCTTAGAAGCTTCCTTGATAGCGATAACCGCCCCGAGGTGGTAGAGAGATTCGATGGCTGTACATTAGACCCAGTCGACCCCAACTTTATTGGTCGCATAATTGGTGATAGATATTGGAGTTGGGACTCTAACCAGAGAAGGCTTAAGCAGTATGGCGAATATGCCAATAGGTCGGACTTTGTATATGTTGAGATGAATGAGGATGTTGAAGCCGGCGCCTCTGATCCTCTGTTACTTCCGTTTGGATATTTCGGACCGCCAACGTTTAAGCCGATTGTTTCGGGCTCCGGTACAACTGCAGATGGACCGCAGGGTGTTTTTATTACCTATAGTGGCTCAATTGCCAAGGCGTCCAAAACACCGGCTGCTGCTGCGACTAACCAAAGCCAATGGATGAGTGGGGCTCAGGGTGCTGTTCTTTCGGCTAGCCTTTACTGGCCAGTAGATCGACTTCGTCATTCTGCATCGGATGGCGGACTTAGCGATCCTACCAAGGCATACTTTGGATTCCAGAATACTAGAACATCGGGTAGTACGAGAGCCGATGCAAGCTTCGGAGACTGGAAACGTCTGCTGTATGCATCCTTCCCCGGCGACCCGGTTCCGGGCCAGAGCGCGCCACTCGCTGTCGCCGGCGCCACCGGCGTTAATGCTTGGTCGTATGTGTTCTCTTTGGATAATGTCCGAGTTGGAAATGGTACGTACTTCTACGAGTCCGGCTCCCGCGCCTCTAGCTTATCGGTAACCACTAGTTCTTATGTTAACATGTTGAACGCCGGATATGACAAGTTTACGGCGCCCTTCTGGGGAGGCTATGATGGTTGGAGTATCTTTAAGCCAGACCCGACTTATAACAATGGGATGGCTTCGACTGATACAGAAGATACTAACTACATTTATAATACTTTCCGCCGCGCCATTGATACTGTGGCGGATCCCGAGTTCATTAACATGAATGTGTTAACGGCGCCGGGCTTAACGCAGAACAATTTGACGGAACATATGATTAGCGTCTGCGAGGATCGAGGAGATGCCTTGGCACTCATTGACCTTCCGAGTGTATATATCCCGTCGCACGAGGCTTATTACAATACGAAGGCTCAGCGTTTAGGTACGACGCCACAAGCTGCATCGAATTCCCTGAGAAATAGAAGAATCGACTCCAGCTATGGCGCCACTTTCTATCCCTGGGTCCAAACTCGCGATTCGCATAACGGACGCATGCTTTGGATTCCACCCACAGTTGCAATGCTGGGAGTCCTCGGTAGTTCGGAAGCTAAATCGCAGATTTGGTTTGCCCCTGCTGGGTTTAATCGAGGNGGCTTGACTGACGGCGCCGCTGGTATTCCGATTACAAACGTCACAGAACGTCTGACTTCGGATAACCGCGATACGTTATATTCTAACCGGATTAATCCGATTGCTTCGTTCCCCAACACGGGGATTGTGGTATTCGGACAGAAGACGCTACAGGAACGTCAATCGGCACTTGACCGTATTAA